TATAAGAGTACCAACCCAAAGGATTATAATTTACATCGTTAGTATTTCCATTATATAAATTACCAGTTATAGGAGAGTTTACTAATATTTTTAACGAGTTACCTCGCCAAGTAGATGTATTTGTTGCGGTTGACAAATAAGGTGAATAAAGAGTTGACCCAATATAAGATATATTATTGATAGTTTTTTCATCTTCATTTTCAGTTAAAATAACACTAGATTGTCTACCATATCTATCAGATAAAACAAAACCTATTTGATAGTTTCTATTTGTTTTAACAGAACTACTAGGATATTCTATTAAAGAAGTATAGTCTGATACGTTTCCTCCTACATCAAATATAAATAAAACATTGCCTATAGGAACTGTTATATCATTACTAAATGTCATATTAGCTGGACCAGCAACGTTAGAAGTTGTGCTAGTTAAAACTGTTCCTTCTGGTATAAATGAACCATAATCATTACAAGTAACTATAGCGCCTACAAACAATGGTTCATCACCAGCTGGTTTGCCTATAGTGACAGTTATTGATGTTCCAGCAGGTATTGTTGTTGCAGCAGAACTTATATAACTAGCCGTGTGTTCATTTAATTCAAAACTAAATTTTTCTGTACATGCAACATTATAATCTATAGACGCTGGTGGATCAATTTTATTTAAAAAATTACCATATATAACTCTATTGCCAGAAATTTCTTGAGCCAAAGCTTTAACTGGGACTTTATCAAAAACTCTAATTAATTCTGATTCAGGTAATGTTTTTGTTGGTTTAGAAGATAAATAACTATATTCAAAAAAGCTAGGATTTCCTATTGTTAAAATAGTGTTATCATCTAATTGAAGTATGTTATTAGATAGTTTTATGGTACCAGCCACTGGACTGCTTGGATCTGTAGGTATAAAACCAGGACTAGCAACAACTGTACCATCTGGTATGCCTGCGCCGGTTACTGTTTCACCTATTTTTATTCCACCTCTTACACTATCAACGGGTATTGTATCACTTGGAACAGTTGGATTATTAGTTAAACAAACAGCAGAAGAGTTTGTTATTTTATCTGCCTTAATAGTTTCTACAACTCTAACCGCTAAAGAGTCAGATTCTTTATATAAAATATCTATTTCTTTTATTTTTAAAGCCTCTTGTAAAGTATAATTTGAAAAAGGTAACGGTATTTTTAAATCAATACTATTAACTTTGTTTTCTACAAAATAAACAACACTTGTTCTATAAGCTTCACTTTGATCTTCTTTTACAACACCTTGACTCTCGTCAACATACATAAAATAACCATCTTGTTTTGGAATAAAAGCTGTTTGAGTAAAAGGTGAAAATATAGAATAAGTATTATCTTCAAATCTATATCTGTATGCAAATCTTACAAATTTATCTTCTAGAAAATCAGGATCTCCTCCAAAATTTGGATTATAGTAAGGATTAGGATTAAATATAAAAGTTTTAGTTGATTCTGTTAAAGTAATATCTTGATTTAACTTTATTTTAGATGTTGAAGCATTGTAAGATGATACTTGTACGCCTGGTTGAACAGTTATTGATTTATCATTTATATTTAACAAAGCTACAGTCGCGCCTGTGTTATAAGGAAACCCATCAACTATTTCACCGTTTAAACTATTTATATCTATATCTGTGTTCGCCGGTATAGTAACAGAAGGTGGAAAACCTGTAAATGTAAGATTTATAGCAACAGCACTACCGCCATTAGGTAAAAACCTACTGCTTACATCTCTCATTGTTGTTTCGTGCTCATTTACATTTAGAGCGCTTTTTTCAAATAATTGTATACACTTATAAGGATTATATTTAGCAACTGATATTTGATCTTCATTAGAATAATAGTTTGTTGAAGATGTTTGTATTTGATTTGCTAATTCTATGTCTATTACTCTAGGTTGGTTTCTATTATCTGTCCAAAACAACAGTGTTTCTAAAACATTAATTGCTGTTATAGGAAATTGTGTAGAAAAATTTAAGAAATTACCAGTTACTAAAACTGTAGCCGCGTTATTAGAATTAGCTAGAGTATTATATGATATAACGTAATGATTAGATCCAGTGCCTGTAGGAATATAGTTTAAAGTTGTATTATCTGTAAAATAAAAATAAATAGTACTATTTACTTCATCAGAAAAACTTCCAATACATTTTAATCCACTTACGTTTGTAATATTTTCAAAATCAAAAATTAATTCATTACCTAAAACATTTTGAATATTACCAACCTCTGCGTCTTCTGATTTATTTATAGCAATATTAAAAGCGTCTCTATATTCTCCATTAGGAATAATACGAGCGTCCAAGTCTTTATTCATCTTGGACTTTAAAAAAGTATTTTGAACTTTAGCCATTAAATTTTAGTGTTTTATCCATTTAGATTTACCTCTCATAACTTGAACTATTTCGTCTAGTTTAATGTTAGATAATCTTATTTTAGCATTTCTAAGAGCTGCTCTTCTATCTTTTTTAAATCTAGCGACAACACCTTCAGATACGTTAGCTCTACCAGCTAATAAATTATATGAAATACTCATGTACATTGCTTCTTCAGCTAGTTTAGGTATTCTTGTGTCTAAATCATATGCTAATCCATCTGAAATATAATCTACAACTATTAATTTATCTCTTAAATTACTAGAAAATGTAAACATACCTTCTCTTTCGTTTATTCCAAACCAACCATTTACTTGTGATGTTTGTGGATCTAAACCATATAGTCTTCCCCAGTCCCAAGGACCAGAGCCATACCAGCCTTCAGCATATAATCCATATGCAAAATTATCATATAATTGATTAAACGCTTGATTATTTATTAATCTATCGTCAGCTGATTTCCATCTTTCTTCAGTTATAGAAGTTCCTTCTATATTTTCACCAAAATTATCTTGTATTGGAACGCCATCACTATCTTGTAGTAAATTATAATATGGATTAGTGGTTAAATTATTATTAGGATATAAAGGTCTTTTTACACCTAAAGTATCTATGTAACAAAAAGAAACGTAGTTAACATAGTCTTGTGGTATTGGAAGAGATAAACTAGAAGGTATAGTTAATTCTTGTGATTTAATACTTTTCAAAGTATCATAACTAAACTCTTGTAAAGATCTTTTAGCGAAAAAAACTACATCAGATTTTTTAGCAGACTGAATTATTTTTCCATCACCTACATAACCTACCATGTAATTATTTACTATGTCAGATAATTTTAAATATTGATAAGATCCATAATTTTCTTCAACCGTATTACCATATGCTTTTTCAGCTTGAGTATTACCATATTTACCGCCATCTAAGGTTTTTAATTGAACTACCACATATGGAGTAGATGGCACGTTGTTAAAAGGAGCGTCTTCAAAAGAAATAATATTATTTGTTACTGTATAATTAGCAAAATCTTCAAAAAAACTACCCGGTAATCCTGTTTGACTTGTGTAAACTTTAAAATTATTTAAAGCATATTTTACGCTTGTGTTATCGTTAGATCCAAATATTAAATTAGTATCAAAAGTAGTTGTAAAATCCTTTTGACCAGTAGTAGCTACAAATATTTGAGTTCCTTGATAATATTGTTGATTTGTTTCTGTCGCTAAACTCATGTTTTATTAAGATTTTTCGTTTACTGATGTTTTTTGAGCTTCCTGAGATGCTACTTCTATAATAGTTGGATCATTAATCACAACACCTGCATATTTTAAAATACCAATTATTAAATTATTTTGCTCAGATATATCTAGTGTAAAATTAAATGAAGTAGAAGGATTGTATATGTATTGGCCTAATCCACCTGTTTGAAAACTCCATCTAGGTGAAGCCGGAGATAATATACAATTTATATTAAGTGCTTTTGGAAGCGGAAAAACTTTTAATGAAACACTAGTTGTAGCTGGAGAACTATACTGATAACAAATAGGGAATTGTTGTGTTGGAGCAGTTAGTTTTGATCTAATTATTTTTTCATAATCTTTTTTACTAACTAATTGAGTAATTGAGTCAATGCTTGGACTTACTGATGCAGCTGGAGTTGTATTAGTAACACCATTTGAGTAAGAAGATATTATTTCTCCTAGTAAATATATAGGTTGTATTGCGTATTCAGAGTTTTGCGAATTAAACCAACAATCAAAAGTTGGATCATAAAAAAACTCTACTTCTTGCTCAAAAGGATACAATTTGTAATTAAGGTTTTTAAATATATTAAAAAACTCAGTGTCATTTTGAGTGTTATTTTGATTTTGACGGTTTAATTGACTTCCGTCTGGAAAATATGATTGAAATATCTCTTCTTGTACTAATTCAGCTAAACTATTAAATTCGTCTGGTGGAATATAACCTCTTTGCTCTTTGTTTAACACGTACAAGACGGTTTGATATACTGTATTTACATTTACCATTTTAATATTTTTTATTACTAAAAAGGCGGCCTAAACCGCCTTATATTAGTATCACTTGTTTTTATAGTTTTTTATCTATAGATTTATAGATTTCAACTCCTTCGTCTGTTTTCAAGAAAGCAGCAAAGGCTGAATATGGATTTTCATCAAAAGGCACGTTCATTAGTTTTCTATCATTTGATCCCCAAGTAAATGTTCTTTGATCTTGAGATAACTTTATTATACCGGCCTCAGCGGCTTTAATACCAAAGTTTCTTAGTTGAACATTGTCATCTTTAGCTAGAGCTATAAAAGTTTTAGGATTTTGTTTTGCAAACAACAATATATCTCTTTTTAATTCTTTAGAGCTCATGTTGTTTACTTCAGAACCTTTTTCAACTCTCATTATAGCTTCTGCTTGATCAATATCCATAGATCTAGCGGCTGTCATAGCGTCTATTTCAAGATTTATTAAATCTAAATCGTCTTCTGCTTCAGCTACAGCGCTAAATTCTTCATACACTCTTCCTTTTAATGGGTGGTATAATGAAAGTAATTTTTGAAGCGCAATATCTCCTTTACCTACTCTCAGTGTTCCATCTCTAAACATAATATGCCCCATAGTACACTCGCCTTTTTGCTCATCAACAAATGGACTTGATTGATTAGTTGCATATTTTAGTTCTCTTTGTTTTTTTATTTCTGGATCAAAATAAAGCAATGCATGCTTTTTAGTGTGTTTTCCAGGTATTGTTAATGTTAATGGATTTTTATTACCTTTTAAGTAATAAACTCTATCCTTAACTTCCCACGCTTCTTTTGCGGGTTTTGTTGGTGTTTTTGTAACCACTTCCTGAGGTGCAACCTCAACAGTTTCTACTGCTTTAGCTTTTTTAGCCATAATATGATAAAATTAAATAGTTAATAAAAAAACCCTAGGGTCACGCTCACTTTGTGACCCTAAGATTTAATTTAGATATTAGATACCTTTAAATAATACAAAGTTATTAGCAGCTTGAGTTACTAAACATCTTTCTGAAAGGAAGTTAATTTCCATAGCATCAAGAGTTGAAGTAAACGCACCACCAGCAGAACCAGTCAACCAAGACTTCATACGTCTGTCGTCAGATTGTGACGCTCTATAACGTACGTGTAAGAATGGTCGTCTAATGTTTGTACCTAAAATTTGGTCATAAACAGTAGAAGTTCCAGCAGGTACTAATACACCTTCAATTGAGTTAATACCTACAATACCACCTCTTGTAGAAGCATCATTTAAGTATTTCCAATCAGTTTTATAAAAGTCATAAGATCCTCTTCTAAATCCAGAGAAACCTAAGTTAAGAGCCATTTCTTCTGAGTTTTCAAATAAACCAAAAGCAGTACCACCAGCGAAACCACCAGAAATACCAGCTAGCATATCATCAAAATCAAGAGCGGTTTGTCTTTGTAAGAAAAGCATGTTTTCTTCAATAGCTCCTTGAGTGTCTAGGTTTTTAAGAATTTCATCAAACTCATCAATTCCAGCAGCAGCAGTAAATCCTACTTCTACATTACCTCTATTTTCAATAGCAGCAAATAAACCTTCAGATCCTGGTAAAGCAGCAGCAGCTGTTCCTGCAACAGCAAGAGCATTTGCGTTTAATTCAGATTCTACCATAGACATTTCTAAGTAATCTTCAAAACGTAATCTTGTTTCAGACTCAGCTTTTAAGTACCATAAATATCCAGAAGCACCATCTTCAGTTGCAACTTCTACCCAACCAATTTGAGCCATATCAGATCCGTTAATAACATACTGATCTCTCAATATAATAGGTGAGTTAGAAAATTGTGTAAAAGCAGGTGTTATAGATACTCTATCCGCTTGCGCGTTTGCAAGAGTACCACCTACCATAGATGATCCTTTTACATAAGCAGAACCGTAAACAAATACTTTAATTCCAGCAGCAGCTAATCCTTGTGCAGCAAAAGTTGCGTTAGCAAATGGCTGTGCAACAAAACTACCACCCGCGCCTGGAGTTGTAGCAGTTACAATACCTTTAGCTTCAGCTCCTGAAACTGGGTCCATAAGAACTACAGTATCATTTATAGACACTACAGTTGAAACACCAGCAACAGTAGGAGTTACAGTAGCAGCGTTGTTTGCACCTGTAGCAACTACAGTACAAGCATCATATGCAATATGTAATCTATTTTGTTCTGACCAGATTACTTGGTCACTTGTCATTGGCATTTCAGCGCCAACCATTCTTAAGAAGCCTGATAACGTTCTGTTTCCATAACGCTCTACTTCTTGTTCGTAAATTTCTGGTAAATATTGTTGCGCAAAATTTCCTCCAGCAGCACCATCAAAAACTAGATAGTTATTTGCTAAAGTTTGTTGTAATTGCGAAGGTACAATACTACCAAATTGTGGAGATAAACTCATAATTTGTTAATTTTAATTAGTTAAACCTTTTCGTTTTAATTTTTAATTTTGAAGAATCTGCACCAGAAATAGCTTTAACTTTCATTCCACCAATAAACACATCACCTTGAGATTTTCTACCTTCAGTATCTACTAGGTTTTTTGATTTGTTTACGACGTCTTTTACAGCATCAGCTTTTCCTTGCTCATAAAAATGAGTTGCAATTCTATCTACGTTTTCAGCAGCATAAATAGCCTTATGATAACCTGCGTGATCATTAATACTACCGTCATTGTCAAGGAACTTCCCTACAAGGTTATTAATGTTTGATTGGTTTTCAGCAACTTTATCACGATTAACAATATTATACTTAAATTTTTTATCTCCAACTTTAATATCGAAACCTTCGAATTCGTCATTAAATAAATCTTTAGTTTTCTGTTTAAATAATTCGTGTTGTTTTTCAGCTACTTCTTGTTGCTTATTATAGCGATTGAAAAAATCCATTGCTTTTTGTTGATCTTGAGTTACGCCCGGTCTCAACTTGATTTCGTCGTAATATTTATTCTTAAGATCTTCTAAAAAGTTTTTAGCTTTTGCAACCTCTTCTTTTTTAGCGAGTTTTTTTCTTTTGACTTCTCGCTCTTCGTCAATATCGGTATCATAATCGAATTTTTCTTCCATTATGAAATTAATTTCTTCTAAATCTAAGTGTGGTTTAGATTTTTTATAATACTCTTTCAACAGCGTAGTTTCATCTACGTTTGTATAGTCAGCATTTAATCTTGTATAATCTTCTATGGTACCACCGGTTTCTTCCATAAAGCTTACAAGTTTCTCAATATTTTCAGGCATTGGTTTACCTAAAACTTTTTCATCTCTTATAGCTTCTTTTACTTCAGCTTCAACTTGTTTAACCTCTTCTTCTGTTACTTCTTTGATCGGAGAAAACCCTTCAGTAGTCTCGTTGGACTCTTGTATAGGTTCTCCCACCTTTGCGCTATCTCCGGGTAGTTTTTCCACAGATACCTTCTCTGTTTCTCCGATTTGAATGGCATCGTCTTCTTTTTTAATCTCAACCTTTATTGGTTCTTCAACTTTAACATTAGGATCTTTAGATAAATCAACTTTTGCTATAGTTTCTTCTGTTTTTTTAAATTTTCTTGGTGTTTTACTTTTAATTTTAAAGTCACCTTCCTGCTTAACAGGTTCATTTGTTTTTGTTTCTTCTGACATAATATAATATAATTAAATAATTAGTAATTTTTTAAACTTGAGACTGCTCCATAGAAGCTTCTTGCTCTGGATTAGCGGTCATTGATTGTTCTCCGCCTTCTCCTTTTTCAAAGTCAATTGGTAATAAATCATTTTTTCTTTGATCTATCATTTTACTTTGCTGCGTACCTTCCATTTTTATACGCTTATCTTTTGCTTTTTCTTTTTTATCGTTGTTTTGAGAAGCTGTATCAGCTTGTAATTTTGCTATCGCCATATCAAACTCATGCTGCATTTGCATTTTTTGCATATCAAGTTGAGCCTGATTATTCATTTTTTGTATTTCCATTTGTGTTCTAGCTTGTTCATATTGAACTTTAGAACCACTAATAGCCTCTTGTTTTTGAACCTCGTTCATTGCTATTTTTTCATTAGCATCTGCTTGAGATTCTGCTTGAGCTCTAATATTAGCTTGAGCATTTTCTTGATCTTTAATAGCTTTTTGCTTGCGCTTTACTTTAAGCAATTGATTAGCTAACTTAAGATTTTTTATTTGTCTTAAATCAATAGCATCTTCAAGATCAATACCATTTGACTGTATAGCAACTTGAATGTTTTGCTCTAATTGAGCTTTTTCTTCATCATCTGGTTCTAATTCTAAAAATATACCAAAATCATGCAGATTAAGATTAACAACTTCTTTTAATGTATTAACGTTATAATTACTAATAGAATTAGTTAATGATTCAGCTGTTAATGGAAACTCTAAAGCGTCGGCTATTTTTAAAGAAATATTTTCTGCAGTTCTAAGAGTTAAATAAGAACCAGCTTGCTTAATGTGTCTTGTAGCAACGTTGGATGCGTTAGCAGCCATTTTCTGTAATCCTACTAGCGTGTTTTTATCTGGTGTGCTACCATCTCTAGCTTCATTTAATCCGGTTACGTCACGTATCATTTGTAAGTAATATTGATAAGTGTTTATAAGACTTTGTATTTTACTTTGACCAGAACTAGAGTTTAATTCTTGGATTGGAACCTTGCCAGGATTTATATCGCCATCTTGTGTAAGAGATCTACCAACAATAGAACCTGTTTGGAAATACATATTTAATGCTTCAGCAGGATTATAATTAGTACCATTACCAAGATCAACTTCTGCTAAACCGTCCATGTCTAAATATACACCATCTGGTACTATTCTAGACATTACTTGTTGTAACTTTAAATGAGTTAATTGAATCATATCAGCAAAGCCAATCGTTTTACTAACTAAAGATTCTATTCTACCTTTATATATTCTAGGCGCACAAATAGAATAATTCATTTTAACTTTAGTTGTGTCCGCGTAAGGCCTAGACATGTTTTCAGCTAACTCCCACTTTAACATTGTATCAGTTCCTAACACTTTAGCCCCACTATATAAAACTTCTATAGATCTTGAAACTCTTTCAAATGTTTCATTTTCTGGTGGATTAAATGTGTCTGGCTTTTCAATAGCTTTTAATAAACCTTGATCTGTTTTTTTAATTTTAAAAGTTTGATTATGATATGTTTTATAATCAAAATACAAAACTTGTACAGTATTAGAGTTGTAATCACCCCAACCAGTAATATAAGACCTATTGCCTGGCATGTTTTGTATACGCTCTAATTCTTTATCAGATATAGAAGGAAATTCTTTTTTAAGCTCTGGTATTGTTATAGCCTTTAATTCACCCACATAATATATATCTTCAAAGTTAGGATCTTCTGTATAAGAATAAACCATATAAGCAGGATCAACATAATCTATAGTTATACCGTTAGCAGTATTAAAATCTGTTTTAACAGCCGCAATACCTAAAACAGTAAGATCCATGTTTAATCTTCTTCTAGTTAAATCATATTTGTTTTGAGCCATTACACTAGACAAAGCTTCTTCTTGTGCTATTTCTAATGATTGCTTGTAACTTAATTGCATATGAAGTTCTAGTTCTTCATCTGTTTCTGGTAAAAGATCTGGATTAGGTACTTGATATAAATCTATACCTAATGTGTTTTTTAAATTATCTAAATATTGTTTAGACAACATGTCTTCATGTATTTTAGAAGCGTATTCTGTTCTTTTCTTTACTGACTCAGGATCTTGTGCGTATGCTTTTATATCATATGTTCTTTCTGATATACCGTTTACAACTATATCTACAAATTTAGATAAAATAGGAACTGGTTTCCAGTCTAGATTTAAATAGCTTAGGTCACCATTTATAGACAGTTCATCTTTATATTTTTGAATAGACTGTTCTCCTCTAGCATATAATCTTAATTGGTGAAAATTATTCCAAGCTGTTAAATATCTATTACCACTTGTTCTACCTTGAGAAAACCACTCGTGTTCAATGGCTTGTGCTACCTGATTACCGTATTCAATACTTGCTTTCTCAGCGTCACTAACTACTTGACTAGGAAAATCACTTCTGGTATTAGTATATATATTCATTAATTTAAAATTTTTGATAAAGTACCTTTGTTGTCGTATTTTTTAATACCTAAGTCAACTGGTTTTAATTCTTTTTTATTTATAGGTATGTACCTGTGTTTATTACAAGCCATTAAAGCAAGTCCTGAGCTAATAGAAGCATCATGAGTTGTTCTGTTGTTTATATTAAACTTAGACCAATCTTCTAATGTACGTTGAAAATACATATCACCATAACCTGTTTCTTTTAAACCTACAAAATGCTCTATATAAGTTTCAATAGCTGACGCGTGAGCTTGTTTAATATCTTCACTTGAGTTAGGTATACCGCCTATTTCTCTTTCTGTAACAGATAATTTATTTATTTTTTTATCCGGTCTATTCATAGCAAAACCTCTATAACCTCTACGTTTAAAATAATAAAGTAGTCTAGGCTTATTGTTTTCTGCTAATATAGGCATGCCGTAAAATACACAAGCCATTAATACATCTTCAAAAAATATTTCAGCCGTTTGAGGTCTGGCTATATATTCTAAGAAAAAATGATTTGGTGGAACTTCTTCCATGCTAAACTTTGTTAAACCATGTAAAGATCCGTTAGAGCCTCTTCTATCTACAGTTCCTGATATGTCATATGGATCACATCCAAAAGCTCCGCAATGCTCGTTAGCTGGGTAATTAACACCGTTTTTTAAAAATCTTTTATTTTGAAGCTCTAGCGGCGGAACCCAAGTTACAAAAAATCTACCATTTTTATTAGGCACAAATATTACTCTTGTATCTTGATTGCCATTTTCCCACTGAAAACTTCCTTGTACTACACTTATAGAATTTTTTATATCTTCATTGTAATCTATTTGTTGATATATTTTTGTTAGATTAAACAATGATTGTTTAGATTCATCTCTAAACGCGTGTTTAGTTGTTCTTGGAAATTGTCTATAAAATTCATTTAAACCATCTTGGTCATCTTTTAAACCTTCTACTTCATTATTCCAATATTCTATTACGCCTAGTTTTATTTTTTCCCCATGCGGTCCCTCAGTATGTTTCTTTGGTGTATCGAAGACAGGTAGCCCATAAGAATCAATGTATCCTTCGTAGTTCCATTCCATAGGTATGAACAAAGAATATAATCCTGAGCGAGTCTGTCCATTGCTGTTCCTTTTTGTAACATCTGAGTCATCATAAAGTTTTTTAAAGTTTCTACCACCTTTGTCTAAAGAGTTTGATGTTGAACCCATCATACACTTCCCAATAACTCTACTACCTAATCTTAGTGTCGTTTTCGTAACCCTCCAGTTGTTGAGGATGTTGTTCGGCTTTTCCCACTTGCCCGATTCATCATGAACAAGGAGCTTGAGTTTCTCTCCATCGTAGGAGTTGTCACCCGTGTTCTTCCAATCGATCGTGGTGTCAAGACCTTGTAATTCGTCCTGTAAGGTTTCGTCGTTGGTCGCGGTAAGTTTTCTACGGGTAAACTTACTGGCTGGGACACGGTAGGCAAGTTCGGTCTTTGGACGGTCCATTCCGTCC